ACTCGTTGCGGTAAAGGTTTACTACTATGGGGAGAGCCAGGGCACGGTAAGACCACTCTTGCTTTGTCTATAGTTCAGGAAATGCTTACTACGTTTTCTCTTGAAGACTTTGACGCTAAAGACGGGGCTGCCCTAATCCGCCCATGTTATTTTGCTACCTTCAACGACATTCTTGCACTCAAGGGAATGACCATGGAGAACTCTGCTACTGAAGACCAAGAGGTCTTATTTCAGGGGATTTTGGGGGAGTGCTCAAATGATGCGTATAACATCCGAGTCCTGATTATAGACGACTTGGGTAAGGAACACACCTCATTGTCAGGTTGGCAAAGTAGCATGTTTCACCACATTTTACGCACACGGTTTAACAAAGGATTGCCTACCATTGTTACTACCAATATCAAGTTGGAGAACTGGGCTAGTGAGTACGGAGATGCCACAGAGAGCTTTGCTAATGAGGCCTTCGTGTACTTGCCTATTAATTCAACTGACCTACGAAAGTGAGAGCAAACCTCGTGTCAGACATGCGTTTAGTCCAACTTTTTTTGAGCCCGTCTCAGACTGCTGGGCCAGGGATTTATGAGGTTACTAGTGACCCTAAAGGAAACCTGTATTGCACTTGCCCAGGGTTTATTGGACGCAATTCGTGTAAGCACTCTAAATTTGTCGGTTCTCGCATTGACGATAACGACGGCCATTACCCGTTAGAGATATCTTCTCGCGCAACAGACGAAGACACAGCGAAAGCCAAAGCTTCAAATGAAGCATTCCGTGAGTTTGTTATTAAGTTTGGGAAAATAGAGGTGTACTAGCAATGAGACACGGGGACATCAGTAACGAGCTCCCCAAAAGAATAATCGTGATATCAGACGTATTATTGAATGTGGAGCTCTCGGTTAAAAAACGGTACAAAGTAATACCAATAGTTTCAAAAGAAGTAACTATCAAAAGAGAACTGCTTAGCTTTTTGTATTTGTATACAACAAAGAAAGGCGTGACTCTTGAGTTAGCCTCCTACACCTTAGACGATGAACAGTTGTCTGAGACTATGGAGTACTTAGATGAAAAGGGAACGAACCCCTTTAGATATTTCACTACATATCCATCTATACAAAGCCTTATAGACGAGCTACCATACCGCCCTGAAGTTGTTGGGGTGCTGGATGCTCCGCAAAACATATTACGATACGGACACTGGGGATTGGACTACAGCAACTTATGAACAACGAAGCAAAACTATTAAGTAAAGTTATTGAGAGCCGTAACCTTGGATTAATCTTAGAGCGCGGAGTTGATGCAGAGTGGTTTGCTGATGCAAACGATAAAAAGATATTCACCTTCCTGCAAAAACACTTTACCTATTATCAAGAATGTCCAAGCCTTGATTTGGTAATTGAAAACTTTCCTACATATAGTCTTTTAAAAGTAGAAGACAACATTGAATACTTTTTAGACAGGCTTGTAGCAAGCCGCCGTAAGCTTTCAATCATTCATACGATTGGAGAAGCCCTCACCTCTATTGAAAAAGAAGCAGACCATGAGAGCGCACTGCTTGCTATGGAGCGCGGAATTATACGATTGGAAGAGGCAGGCCTCACCAAGTCTAATGATTTGGAAATTACTAAAGCAGCCAAACACGCTAAGACAGAGTACGAGTTCCGCAAAAACAATCCAGGACTACTAGGTATCCCAACAGGTTTTCCCACTATGGATGAATCTACCTCGGGCTTACAACCTGGTCAGCTCATTGTTATCGTTGCTCCACCTAAGACTGGTAAATCTACATTAGCTTTGCAGATTGCTATTAACTGCCAGCTTGAGGGCAAGGTTCCTATGTTCATGTCCTTTGAGATGAGCAACAACGAGCAGAAGAACCGTTACTACGCTATGCGAGCTCGCATTGCATACAGGCGTTTAATGACGGGTACGCTTACTACTGAAGAAGAAAGTCGTTTCTATACCAAAGTAGACGCCATCCAAGATATGGAAGACAAGTTCCACTTTGTTGACTCTTCCAACGGGCAGACCGTTAGTTCTGTAGCCAGCAAGGTGCAGAGTAAAAACCCAGATATCATCTTTATTGACGGTACCTACTTGATGATTGATGAGGTGACTGGGGAATCCAACACCCCGCAATCAATTACTAACATTACTCGTAGCCTCAAGCGTTTGGCGCAAAAGATTAATAAGCCTATTGTTATCTCAACGCAAGCGCTTTCATGGAAGATGCGTGGCGGTCAAGTTACCGCTGACTCAATCGGTTACTCCTCTTCTTTCCACCAAGACGCCGACGTTATCTTTGGTCTACAGCGTGAGGACGAGGCCGTAGATGACACTCGCCTACTGCGCGTTATCGCCAGCCGTAACTCTGGTCTTACCGAGGTTTCATTGACATGGGATTGGGATACCGCTACATTCCGTGAAATGAACGAGGATGACCTGTGACAGTTGATGAAATGACTTCTACTCTTGAGCGCTTAGGGCTTGATGTCCTAGGTTCTCATGGGTACGAGATTCAAGGTCAATGCCCTGCTCATATTGAGCGCACGGGTCACGCTGACCGTAATCCGTCTTGGTATATCAACGCTGATACGGGCGCACACATATGTTTTTCTTGTGGCTGGAAAGGCAACCTTTACAGTTTAATTGCGTACGTAACCAAAGTTGATTACGAAAAAGCTAGTGAATGGCTTGGCTCTGTAGATAGTCTTGTCTCTAGGTTTAATGGATTACAGAAAGTAACTAAGCCTAAGATAGAAGAGCCCACGCACATCACGGGTTCCATGTTACGCGCTTTCTCTACCCCACCAGATTACGCGCTTAACGCTAGGGGCTTGAGTAATACTGCTGTTACTACCTACGGGATTCTGTGGGATGAGCGTAATCGAAATTGGATTATTCCTATTAGAGACCCCCACAAAGACACTCTATTAGGATGGCAAGAAAAGGGCTTTGACCACCGCTACTTTAATAATAAGCCTGCTGGTGTGAAGAAGAGCGAGACGCTATTTGGGTATAACGAGAACGTATTTAATTGGGCAGTCATTGTTGAATCACCCCTAGACGTAGTACGCCTAGCGTCTATTGGAATTCCAGGGTTAGCTACCTACGGGGCTATGGTATCTAAAGCGCAGTTCAATCTTATTCGTGGTTTGGATAAGGTTATCTTCGCTATGGACAACGACGAAGCAGGAAGAAACTCTGCCAAAGACCTACTGGCAATGTGTCAAGAGATGGGTGTAGAATCCTGGTTCTTCAACTACGGTGACTTAGACGTCAAAGACGTAGGTGGTATGAGCAAGTCCGAAGTACTTAACGGGATTGAAAAGGCACGGCATATGGTTAGGAAAGACCGAGCCATACATTAAGGGGTACACATGATTATTGGATTAACTGGCTACGCACAAAGCGGTAAAGACACAGTTGCTAAAACTCTTATTGATAACTATGGTTTCAAACGCATCGCTTTTGCTGACCCTATACGCGAACTTCTATACGAAATGAACCCCATAATTGGATTTGAGGTTGATGGCGGAGGGTGGGACTTAAAGACTGTTGTAGACCGAGACGGTTGGGATTTTGCTAAACAAGACCCCGAAGTTCGTCGTCTGCTTCAGGACTTAGGTGTTGGTGCCCGCAATGTATTCTATGAAGACTTTTGGGTTGACGTAGCCTTAGCAGATGTAACTAACTACAAAGACGGCAACCATTTTGTTATTACAGACGTTAGATTTATGAATGAGCTTCTTCAGATTAAACGCATGGGCGGTCAGATTTGGCGTGTAGACCGCCCAAACGTTACTGCGGTTAACAGTCATGTATCTGAATCTGCTCTATCCGAGTATGGTGTAGACCTTCTTCTCTATAACCACTCCACTATTGAAAACTTAGAAGAAAACATTAAATCCGTTATGGCAGGAGTATTAAATGCTAAGTGATGCAGTTGTAGCAAAAGAAGAAGCTATTGCCTTAGTCGCTTCTGGTATGAACCCAGAGTGGCGAGAGGATGCTTTACGGGCTATTAAGACCTTGGCTGAGCGCGAGGATGAGTTCACCACCGATAAGGTGTGGGAAGAGCTCTTGACCTTCTCCACAGCGGACACCCCTGAACCTCGTGCCATGGGTGCGGTAATGGTTCAGGCTAGAAAACTAGGTTACGTACTGCCTACCAACACCTACTTAAATAGCTCAAGGGTTAGTTGTCATAATCGCCCATTGCGCATTTGGAAGTCTAATCTTAGATGACCTTTACTGGCACTTTACTTCCTTACCAACCTGAGGCTGTAGACCGCATGTGCGAACGTGGCACAATGCTTGTCGCTTATGACCTTGGGCTTGGTAAGACTGTCCTGACTATTGCCGCCTTGGAGCGGTTAATGGCTGAGCAGAAAATTAAAGAGCCAGGTCTTATAATTTGTTTATCCTCATTGAAATATCAATGGGCTAATCAGATTGAAAAGTTTACAAGTGGTACTTCACGTGCTTTGGTCATTGACGGAACGCCAGCTAAAAGAGCAAAACAATATGAAGAGGCCTACAACTGGGCTACTTCAGGAGTTGACTATATTGTCCTCAACTATGAGCAAGTTGTTAATGACTGGGACTTCATTAAAAAACTTCCACGAGGATTTGTAGTACTCGACGAGGCTACCGCTATTAAGTCGTTTAAATCTAAGCGCACAAAGGCCGTAAAGAAATTGGTCAATGCTCCCTTTAGGTTCGCTCTTACAGGAACACCTATTGAGAATGGTAAACCCGAGGAGCTTTACAGCATTATGCAGTTCGTAGATAGCTCTGTGCTTGGCCGCTTTGACATATTTGATTCGGCTTTTATCGTGCGCAATAGCTGGGGTGGGGTAAACAACTATAGAAACCTTCCCACCTTGCACACAAAAATGAAGGAAGCTTCTGTGCGTAAGTCCCAGAAAGACGCAGACGTAGCGCCTTACCTTCCAGAGGCTATACATCAAGACCCTATCTTGGTTACGTTTGACCGCAAATCTTCTAAGTTATACACACGCATCTGTGACGACCTTCTACGGGACTTAGAGGAGGCTCAGAACCTGTTTGGTGGGGCGTTCAATGTACTTGCTCACTATGGTTATGAGAACCAAAGAGGAGGTCCTGAGGACGAATGGCGCGGTAAGATTATGTCTAAGATTGGGTGCCTAAAGATGCTCTGCTCTCACCCCGAACTTCTGCATACCAGCGCTGAAAAGTTTAAACAATTAAACGGAGAAGGGTCTGCCTATGCAAATGAATTGGTTGAGTCTGGCTATCTTGATGGCGTTAGTCATTCACCTAAACTGGACTACCTTACGCAGTATGTCAAAGATTTCTTGGACCAAGACGAAGAGAACAAAGTAGTTATATTTGCTACGTATGTTGACATGCTGGACATGATTGCTGAGACCTTAGGCCCTGAAAGATGTAAGCTCTACTCAGGTAAACTAGATGCCAAGACTAAAGAGGAGAACAAAGTTGCTTTTAACAATGACCCTTCTATCCGTGTCCTCATTAGCTCTGACGCTGGCGGTTATGGCGTGGACCTTCCCGCGGGTAATCTCCTTGTTAACTATGACCTCCCGTGGTCTTCAGGAGCGGCGACGCAAAGAAACGGTCGTATCATCCGAGCCTCATCTAGATTTCAGTCCGCCGTCATACAAGATATTCTGATTGCTGGTTCGGTGGAAGTAAGGCAATACGAAGCCCTTCAACAGAAGAACGCGATAGCCTCAGCCGTCATTGATGGAGAAGGAATAGACGATAAAGGCGGAATTCCTCTCACTATTGGCAGTTTAAAGCAGTTTTTGGTAGAGGCTATCGTATAAACCTATTTTGTACCTTTTTTAATATTACAGAGCACATGAGTAGGACGTATATTTTCTATTAAGTCAGTTCCCCCTTTAGACAGTGCAATTACATGGTCTAAATGTAACCCTTTCTCCCATCCCTCTTTATATCTAGGATGTCTAGGCGGGTCTAGTAACTACAGGAAGTTTTTGTGTGTTAACATTATTGTCATTCATACTAGTTTAAGTATAACATTGAAGGATGTGGTTAAGTCGCCTAACGCGCCTAAGACTCCTACACGTACTATCCGTGTATCCGATGACCTATGGCTTGCTGTTCAAAAGAAGGCTTCTAAGGAAAAGGTCACGGTAACAAGCGTGATTATCGAAGCGCTTGAGGCGTATATTGCCCTTGACAAGAGGTTGGACTAGTACTAAATTACTCCTTCTAACCAAGGAGTAGATGTGAACTTAGAAGAAATTAAAAAGAATGCTCACCAGTACTTTGTACTTAAATCCGAGAGCACCTTACTCACTGCCAGACAAAACGAATTAAAGAAGCGTCTACTTGATTCTTTAGATGATGCTGAGGCTGACGATAAAGGTCATAAAGTCCTGTCTTTTGAGGACTCGGACCTAGGTACGGTTAAGCTGACCAAACAACGTCGTGTTACTAAGAACCTTGATATGGATATCGCAGAAGACCTCCTAACTAAAAAAGGTATTAAAGATACCTGTGTTAAGATGGTTCCTATGCTAGACGAAGCCGCAATCATGGCCGCTTTCTATGAAGGTTACCTAACAGAAGAAGACATTGATAGCATGTTCCCTGCAAAGGAGTCCTTTGCTTTTTTGATTGACGCGGCTAAATGACCGAAGATTTCATTGACTCTACCTTTGCTGACCTGGATACTTACTATCCAGGCAGTAAACGCAAGCAGAAAAAGATAGAACCTAAAAAGCCTGAGGTAACCCCTGATGTTGCTTGGGATTCTAAGCCGTTCGTAAAGGTACTTCCCAATGGTAAAAGCATTGAGATGTTTACTATCGGCGCGCTTGCGCAGGCTCTAGGCCGCCCTGTAATAACAATCCGCGCATGGATTAAAGAGGGTTACCTTCCAGCCTCCCCCTACCGCCTCCCAGCCAAAAAGAACATCCATGGTGAAGACCACCAAGGGCGCAGGCTTTACTCTCGCGCTATGGTGGAAAAGGTGGTAGAGTTATTCCGTGCCTCTGGCATTCTAGAGGTAAAGCGAATAGAATGGCCGACACACCGACAAGTCACTCGTGATATTGTCGAGGCATGGGGTAACATCCGTGCAGAAGAAACTAATTAAAACAACATACAATCAAAGGAAAATAAAATACAATGG